TCTCACTCGCTCGCCCACGGTCTGGTCAATTCGAGAATAATCGAGACAATATACACAATGTCTCGCTGTCTCGCTTGTCTCAATCATCACTTTTGCCCTTTGTTTTATGAAGATAACCATCTATTTGCTCAATGTGTCCGTTTTCAAGCAAAACGCGCAAATTGTTGTTAAAGCGCCGTCTATCGCTGTCTCGGTTTCCAGAACCCATTGTCTCGATATATGCGTCTCTCACAGCGTCTCGCGCCGTGCCATCGCCGTCAACGAGAATGCCAAGAATATGCCGACACGCCGCTGACAAACCGTCGCCGCCGTCTGGCAAATCGTCAACTTTCTCAAGCACAATGCTACTCACCGATCGCAGCGTTTCATCGCAAACGACAACCTCTGTCGGCACCTTTAGGAAGCCCATCGGCTCCGGGATGGCGTCTTCCTTCTGCTTCGTAAACGTCACCAGCACCTTGTTGTCGCCCCATTTCTCCACGCGAAATTCATGGTCAAGTGCCGCATTGATCTGGCTTGCGCCGCGCGCACGCTCCTTACTTCCATGCCCCGTATGATGCACCAGCATGACCGCGCACTTATACGTGTCAACAATATCGTCGCACGCCTCTATAAACAGGTTAACATCCTTGCCATCATTCTCCGACGCAGCGCCTAAACTGCGCGCCAGCGTGTCGATAACCACCAGCTTGGGCGCAACGCCAGCTTCAGCAACGAGCAGCTCCATTTCGCCCTTGAGCAGCTTCACAGCGGCAGGGTCTGACATGATGATAGACTTGTTGCTCTTGTAGAAATTTGCCTCGCCCTTGCCGACGCCCTTTGACTTGGCCCAACAATTCGTGCGCCTCGCAAACCCGCTATGGCCTTCGCCGCAAATGTAAAACACAGTGCCAGCATTAACCGCATGCCCGTGATAATCGCGCCCGGTTGCTATACAAAGCGCCATATCAATGCTGACAAAGCTCTTGCCAGATCCAGCCGCGCCAAAGTTCATGCAAAGAGTTTCCTGCTCAATTAACCCGTCTATCAGCCAGTTTGGATCTGCCGCCACCAAGTCATCAAAATGCGTAAACATCGTAGACTTCTTTGGCGCATCGTCAGCCAGCTCAAGCCTCTCACGCCCTAGGCTTTCATCCAGCCGCTGCCAGAACGCCGTGTCATAATTCGTTGTCATTTATTATCTCCCGTCAGCACGGCTAACAGCCCTTGCTGGCTTTCCTTTGACAGCCGCTTCCAGCACGCCATCAAATAGGCAGCACGCTCAAAATCGCTGGCCCTGTCAGCCCAATATTCAGCCTCTTTTTCAGCCTCGTCGCCAAAGGGCAGGGGATAGCCCGCGCCCTCTAGCTTTTCTTGATCCACGCTGCAAAGTGCGGCGTATCCCAACGCCATCCTCTCGCTTTGCGTGAGCCTTGCCGCCAGAATTTCAGCCAACGAAATCCAACCGTCGTCATCGCCGAGCGTCAGCGCATAGCCGACGCAGCGGCTGACCTTTTTGTATGCTGGTCGCATGAGCTTTGACATAAGTGACGGCTTTGACATGTGGTGTTAACCTTTGTTCTGGTCGTTGTAAATTATTCTAAAACGGAATGTCGTCATCAATGTCCAAAGCAGCCGACGCAGGCGGCGCAACTGGCGGCAATCCAAACACCTCGTCGCGTGGCGCAACATCAAAGATGTCGGCATCGTCACCGCCGCCAGCGCCGCGCTTGAGCAGTTGCACTTTCAGCAGCCCCAAGCTGACGCCCCACCGGCCTGATGACGGGTTTGGAGCAGGGTACACACTAAACAACACCGTGCCGCGACTGCCGCCCATAAAGCCACGATCAGCAACTGCATCGCCATTGCCATCTATGACAGGAATTTCAGCACTCTGCTGACCGCCAGCGTTGACGCATTTGCGAGATACCGTCACCTGATAAAGCCCGTCATCGCGTATTTTCATACCGTGGACAGCTCCGAAATCCGTGTTGATTTTCTTTGACTCTGCCTTGCGCTCGTTGAAGTGCTGCAAACAATCGGTCGCAAACTTCTGGCCGTCCTGCGCTGACAGCGTAAACGTCAGCGAATACTTTGCGCCGGGATGGCTTGGGTCAACCTTTTTTGAGCTGTTTTCGATCATGTCAAAAACTGTCGGCTGATCTAAGTGCACGTAAGCAAATTCTATGTCCTTGAAGTGCATATTTTTAAAGTCGGGGTTTGCCATATTTATATCTCCTCTGTCATCATATAGCGTGGTAGTTCGTGAATTGTTTGATCTGGCCAGCCCGTGCTGAACTTGCCAACCTCGTTGCATTGTCTAATTTCATCTAACGCCGCTTCAACTTGCATCATGGAATGCTCCAGCACGTATTCAGACAGCGTATGCACTCCGACAGCGTGCGGATATTCTTTTTCCACGGCGTAAAAATCCATTCCAGAGCATTTGTAGCCATGTGCGCGCATGACGAGCGTGTAAAAAGCCGCCTGCCAATGATAGCCCATTCTGAATATGTCACGCCCAAACGCTGTAGGGCTGGCATCCTGACACGTTTTAACATCGCCCAGCCTGCCTTTTCGCACAATCCAAAGGTCAGGTCGGCATCGCAGCATCTGTCCCGTCGGCCTATGCAGCGCAAATATAGACGCCTCACAAGCGCGTGAGCGCATCTTCAGCGCCTTGCCGACAACTTTGTGCGAGCGCAGCGCGTCAGCCATTGCGGCGCATTTGTCATAGTCGCCCTCAGTAAGCAGCAATTTGCCAGCGGCGTCAGCCTCGGCTTTAGCTTCTTTCCACTGATTGCCGCGCCTGTCAGCGCCGCCTCGCACGACCAGCTCCTTGTCAGGTTCCAGCGTCATGGCGTGTGTGGCGCTGCCAATATCAAGCGTCGCCTGCGCTACGTTAAATTTCGCGTGCTTTGCGTGCAGTGGCGAGCGCTTCAGCCACTCTTTGACAAAGCTGCTCGATACCGCGTCATCAGCGTGATAGTCGGCGTTCGTCATGTCAAAATATGTGCCGGGCTTTATCGGCATGGGTTTTGCTCCTTTTTGCTTAATTAGATTTCGTAAACTTGCGTTTCTGATCTGCGTGCCAAAGCTCTGACATTGGTAAAAGCTCGTCTTGCTTGCACGCCAGCGTCGGGCCACGCCCAAGGTCAACTTCAACAGCGCACACCAGAAATTGCTTGCGCGGCAACCAGCCCGCAAGCAACATCACGTCGTCAGCCTCAGTTGACGTAACCAACACCGCGCAATTTGCTTTGAAATGTTCAGCACTGCGAAACAGCAACTGACCGCCCGCGTGAAACGTGGCTTTCACGTCTATGCTAATGTCTCCCAAAAACATGTCGGAGCCGTCGTCAAAGCCGGGCTGAAAAAAATGCGGAATGTCCAAGCATTTCGCAACGGCCAGCTCGGCTTTCACGCCAAGCATCTCAACGACATCCTCAGTGCGACTTTCGTCAACTTTCTGATTAACCATTCCGCTCATGCGAGAAAGCTGCCAGCGAAAGTTGGCGGCCTGCCTACAGTCTGACATCTCGCTCGCACTCAACTTGATTTTTATGGAGCGTTCAAACATCAACGTCATCCAAATCAAGATCATCTAAATCGTCAGGGTTAGCTTCAACGACGCCAGCGCCGTTGCAGACGTGGCACTCCAGCCATTCGCAATCAAGATAGCTGTTGCCGACCGTGTAGCCCTTGATAACTTCATACTCGGCGCGCATATCGCCGTTGCAATGTGAGCATTCAACCGGGTTTCGAGATGTGTAGCCTTTAACCTTCTTTGTCATAATTCGTCCACCATCTTGATCCTTTCGCCAATCCAGCGCATGACGGGTACAGCCATTGAGTTGCCCATAGCCTTATATCTTGGGCCATCTGGACACTTTTCGGCTGGCTTGTTGCGATATGGGATTTGCGTGTAGCTGTCGGGGAAGCCCTGCAAGCGCTCACATTCTTTTGGAGTTAAGCGCCGCACTTGCATGTTGGCGGCAACCGCTTGAGGCTCTTTATAATCGTTTGCGCCAAGCGCATTTAAGGATCTTGCGGTCAGCGTTCCAATTGTATCGCGCTCTAAAATGAGATGCCCACTATTGGCCGATTGGTGCGTCAGTTTTGCACCGCCGCATTGAGCGTCTAGGCTACCAGCAACTTGAGGTAAGAAATGATTTACGGCTGCACCGTCTGGTTTGCCCCCTGCGCCACCGCTAAAAGAGCGTGCTGTAACTGTCCCGGCAATTTCTTGCCTCTCCTCTCTGCGCGGCGCAGGATGCCCTGACAGGCTTTCCCGCTCAAAAAGAACCGCTGCGGCACGTCTCCAGTCTCCAAGGTATCCGACAACGAACACACGGCGGCGTCTTTGGGCCACTCCGTGGTATTGAGCGTCAAGCACTCTGTAGGCGAACCCATACCTGAGTTGGCCCAACGCCCCAAGGAAGGTTCCAAAGTCCCGTCCTCTGTTTGATGACAAGACGCCGGGGACGTTTTCCCAAACCAGCCACTTGGGCCTATACTGTGCAGCAATGGCAAGATACGTGAGCATGAGGTTTCCGCGTGGGTCAGCCAAGCCCTTTCGAAGGCCAGCGACGGAATAGCTTTGGCAGGGCGTTCCGCCAACGAGAAGGTCAATTGATCTGTCATTCGGCCACTCCTTAAACTTTGTCATATCGCCTAAATTCGGCACGTTGGGATAGTGATGCTGCAACACAGCGCTGGGAAACTTCTCAATTTCCGAAAACCATTGTGGCTCAAAGCCAAGACCTTCCCAGGCGACTGTTGCGGCCTCAACGCCAGAGCAAACGCTGCCGTACTTCATATCGGAGCCATCTCTGACAATATCTCACGCGCAAGATAAAAGTGCGTGCTAGGCGACATCGTGAGCAAATCGCCGTGATAATTGCCGTCTACGCTTGCCGGGGCCAGAGCCAGCGCAACATCTGCGAGCTGCATGACCACGCGCCATTCTCTTCGATCATATTTGTACCAAAGCACGGGTATTTTGCGATTTGCCTTCGCAGCCTTTAGCACTTGATCAGACCAAGACTTGTCATGCATGTAATTAACCTTTGCACGACTTTTGACCTCGATGGTGAAGGGCCAAGCGAAGACGCCGCATGGTACTAAGTCGCCTCTATCTGCGCTGCGGTACTGGTCAAGATCGACTTGCAGCTTGACGCCCATTTCATCAAGGTAAAGCCCTTTGACCAGATGTTCGTTTCTGCGACCTTTGGAGCGCGCGTTAACCATCTTTTTTACGCTCGTAATAAGCCTTCAGAATCATCTCAACTTTGCTTGCGAGACTGCGCCGTTCTAGCATTGCTTCTGCTTCAGCCATGTTCTTTAGCGCTTTGTTGATCCGCACGAACATGACAACTTGTTGATTTTGCATAAATTAACCTGTGCTGTGGTCGTTGTAAGTAGTTACGAAGGTTTGGTCTTGCTAAATGTGCTATCACTGTGCTAGGATTGCCGCAATAAGGGAAAACAAAAAACTTTAGCAAACGGGGAGTAACAAGTGAAACACGCACCTTTCATCTTCAGCGCACAGCCAGAAGATCAAAAACAGCAACGCCGCTCGATTGAGCTGCACATAGATTTTGACGAATCCAACACTGTGAGCAAGTGGCACACAGAGCCATTTTATGACGCGCCGTTAGAATTTGATGACCGCAAACATCTGCAAACTTGTTTGGCGCACTGTCGGGAAGCTGACAGTGCGCTGACGCTATCTACGCTGAAAGGCTTTGGCGAGCGCAAGTGGTCAAGCCTTGCATACCTTGCCGCCGAGGCTGAAGAATATAAAACGCGCATAATAGTGGTGGATGATCCAAGCATATCGCGCACTAGCATTAGCTTTCTTGCACAAGCCGCTGATGTTGCGCGCGGAAAACTGGCCGCACGCACGGCGCAGTCGCTCGCTAACATCAAGAAAAAGCTGGCCAGAGGCGAGGAACATGTCAGCAATTCGGGCAGGGTGGTGACAAGTCTCGGCGCAAATGACATCACAAAACGCGGCCAAATCGGCAACAAAGCCGCTCTAGTTAACGCCACGTCAAGGGACGCAGAAGTGTGGCCGATCATTGACATGATGATGCAGCAGGGGCTTAATTATTCTGAAATGAGCCGCAAGCTAACATCTTTGGGCGTTCTTCCTCCCAGTCAGCGCGCTGAATATAATCGGCAGACCAGCGGTATCTGGTACGCCAGCACTGTCAGAAATATCATTTTGAGAAGGGCGAAGAAAGATGAGCAAACTTGATAGCACTTTTAAGCGTTACTTAAAAACCGCTGACGAAATTGAGCATACTGCGCTGCAAAGTTACAGTGCAAGCCTCTGCCTAATTGATCTTGATCTGCATCAAGACCGCGAAAGCTGGAAGATTGACAACGATCAAGTCACTCAGCGTATGACGAGCTATTTTCAAAGCTCACAATATAAAAATGCATTTGCGAGATTAATGGGCTATTCTTTTTACATCAAGCAACCCTCAACTGTAAGCTGGATTTCGGAGCGTATCGTCATTAGCCGCACTGCCGCGCATGCTTTCGTTAAGGATTGTTTGGCCGAAAACTGGATTATACCAGTTCAAATAACTGATAAAACAACAGGTTATTGGGCTACTAGCGTTCTGATAAAGGGGCTTGAGGAGCATGCAGTTTATACTGCAAATAAGGTTGAAAGCCTTGGCCTAAACCAAAAAGCTGCAAAGCTGAAGAAGGCGAGAAAGTGTAAAGTTAGTTTACATTCCAATCAGTATTAAAATGTTGCAGACTGATTCTAGGAGAGGAAAACACGATGGTGCGTAAAAAACGAATTAAACCTACTGTTATGAAAATGGCACTTGGCTTTATGCGGTTCCGCCGTCGCGTTGACATTCCAATGTGGCACGTCGATCATATTAGCAAGGTCGCAAATATCTTGCGCGAGTATG